AAGACGCATATACACTTTGTGGCCATAGCTATTGCGCAGAGTGCGCTGAGCGTGCAGTCAATTACGTCAGGCGATACCGAAAAACAAACCCCGATAAAGTGAAGGAAAGAGCAAGCCAATTGAAACGGGAACGACTAAAATTGGGATTATGCCCACATTGTGGGAAGCGCCCATTAGCACCTGAGCGGCAAAAATGCACGGTATGCCTAGCAAAAGCGACACAGGCCACGCAGAACTATTACGCGAGGAGAGGCTTATGTAATGATTGACAAAGCAACAGTGAAACATGACGCGCTGGTTGATATGTGGACGTTTATGCAGATTGGCGGCCAGGTGTCGGACAGGCGTGACGTGGAGCATCTAATAGAAGAATGCGCCTGGATGGTGAAAGCATTGACCCAGAAGACGGCTGGTCAGCGATCGAGCAAGCCAAATGACGTAGACTGGGCAGAGATGGAGATGCACGAAAACCTCATCATCTTGGAGGTGATGGCACTGTACCTGTCCGGTAGCCTGGACAAACTGAAAGAAATTTTGGAGGGTGAAAGCGATGGATAAACCGTTGAAGGATTGGACGCTGGGGGAAACAAAAGAGTATTGCAGGGGGAGAAAGTGCACGCCGGAGCGTTGCTTATTTGTCAACAAATTCGGTCCTTGTGGTCGTATCAAATCAATCCCATCCCAATGGGACCTCGCCGAACCGCCCCGGTTCACGGAACAGGAACGGGAGGACGCGAAGACGATACTCAGAATGTTTAAAAACTACACAATTGTTGAACGCAATGGCTGTGATTTGCTTTTGAAAGTGAGCGAATATTATCCTTTTGCAGTTGCCCTTGTCTCATCTATGTTTCCATCCGTCCAAGAATGCGAGACCGTCAGCCTGAAAGAGATTGCGGGGTGCGAAGATGGCTGATTCATGGAAATGTACGTTGTGTGGGAACATCGGATTGGCGTTTATTGTACCAGGGACTGGTACCACTCAGTTACAGGTGTTATGCCCAAAATGTCGCGCAATAATGCGCCCATTATCATGGGCAGAGCAAGGAATTGGTTGCAAGGAATGGGCGGCTACGTGGATCAAACGGCCCCATAAGAGGTGTGAGGGATGACGATCGGGCAGCGTATAAAAGAGGCCAGAAAAAAAGCAGGACTGATACAGAAGCAACTGGGCGAAAAAATGGGGGTGTCCTACCAAACAATAGCCCAGTGGGAGACTGGGAGAAGAAATCCAAAAGGATCAACTTTAGCTAAAATCGCCGCCGCAATTGGAATGGATTCATTTGCACTCGGAGCCAAATGGATAGAGACAAACGCCGACCGTATCCGGGCAATGACGGACGAAGAGTTGGCGAAGAAAATCTACCTATTCCCACCCATTTTGGGTGGGCCAAGTTGTGGCTGCATACAAGACTGCCCGAATGATAGAGATGGAGGCTGGGACGATGAAATATGCGTACAGTGCGCGCTAGAATGGCTCAAACAGCCCTATGAGGGAGGCGAGGACGATGAGACTGATTGACGCGGATGCGTTGTTCTATGCAATCGAGGAACATACGGTCAAAGAAACTGGGGCATACTCGAAAGGTTATAACGCTGCATTGAGGACCGTAAAATCTGACATTCATAACATAGACGCTACACCTACAGTGGACGCTATGCCGGTGGTGCATGGATGTTGGAGACGTGTTAGACTGTGGAATTTGATATCTGTATACGAATGTACAGTGTGCAAAAGAAAATGCATCGTGTCTTACAATTCATATTGTCATTGCGGCGCGAAGATGGACGGAGGCGAGGACGATGGGCAATGAAATTATAATCCCATTTACGGAACGAGCCGCCATCCAGATATTGACTAATCAACGAGTTATCATGAGAATGTTGGCAAATAGACTAAATAGTGACGATGACATAGACCGAAATCTCTTTGAAGAGTGCGCTCAGTGCCTTGATATAACCACTCAGGCATTGAGTAATGTATTGCAGACATATAAAGACCAATTTGCGGATCAAAAGCTGGATGGAGGAGAAGCCAATGCAAAAGAAACCTAACCTCCAACTACAGAAAGACACCATCCGCACCCATCTATCAGATGACGAGTTGCTTTGCCAGTTTGCCGAGGAAGCCACGGAGTTGGCCCAAGCGGCCCTTAAATACCGTAGGGCTATCACAGGGACTAACCCGACGCCCGTGACCATTAGAGAGGCCCACAGTGAGCTGCTGAAAGAGCTTGCAGATTTGAAGAATTGCATTGACGTGCTCAACCTTGACAGCTCCGTCAACCGAGCGCAGATGGAGTATGTGAGGGCCGAGAAAATGCGGAGATGGGTGAAGAGATTGGAGGAAAAATGAGCGACTTAGAGCAAACAGCCATAGAGCGGCTAAAAGCAGCATCTAAGATGTCGCTCAGGCTATATAAGCAACCGCTTGTGATTACTTACAGCGGGGGAAAAGACAGCGATGTGTTACTGCACCTGGCCCAGAAAAGTGGGATACCATTTGAGGTTCTATACTCGCTGACCACCGCTGATGCTCCAGAGACTGTGTACCATGTCAGAGACACATTTAAGCGCCTGGAAGAGAATGGGGTGAAATGCTCCATTGACTATCACGATAAGCCGGACGGAACGCGAACGACCATGTGGAACCTCATTCCGGAGAAAGGGGTTCCAACGAGAATCCAACGATTCTGCTGCGCCGTCCTCAAAGAGGGGGGGGGACGAGACCGCTTTATCGCAACGGGTGTGAGGTGGGATGAATCAACAGCCAGGAAGAAAAACCGTGGTGCGTTGGAAGTGGTTGCAAGCAAAAAAGAAAATAGTCTCATTCTATCCAACGATAACGATGAAGACCGGCAATTATTTGAGTCATGTCAGCTTAAAGGGAAGCGAGTGGTTAACCCCATTGTTGACTGGAAAGACGCTGATATTTGGGATTATGTCCGGTCAGAGAATATCCAGCTGAATCCGTTGTATCAATGTGGGTTTAACCGCGTAGGGTGCATTGGATGCCCGATGGCCGCAACAAAAGGACGGCAATTTGAGTTTGCGAGATTCCCTGCGTATCAGGCTATGTATATTGCCGCGTTTGACCGTATGCTCAAAGAACGCAAACGTCGCGGAAAAGAAACTTACAGTTGGGAAAACGGAGTTGACGTATTCCACTGGTGGATGGAAGACGGCGTTCTTCCAGGTCAAATAGAGCTAGATTTGGAGGGGAACAATGAGCCGAAAACTTAATCCTCACCGCCGCCCAGCCTCTCAGGCCGATGTGAAAAAGGCGAGGAAAAAGGGGCGAGATGAAGCTCTTAAAACGGCCTGGTCTATCATGTTTACTGTCCTCCGGGACAAAGAGGGCTATGACCTGGAGAACCTACAGCGAGTCTGGAAAGAAGTTGAAGACCTGTCTGACAGCATCGTCAAGGGCTATTGTACCGTGGCAGACCTGAGAGACGTACTTAAACAAGAGATTGGGGCGAATATTGTATGACCGATAACGTAAACCACCCAAGCCATTACACCCAGGGCGGCGTGGAGTGCATAGAAGCTATCAGAGCCGCAACCACTGGCCTTGTAGGCATTCAAGCCGTCTGCGCGGCGAACGTCATCAAGTACGTTTGGCGGTTCTCCAGGAAGAATGGCCTGGAGGACTTGCGTAAAGCGGAAAGGTATCTCAAGATGTTGATTGACGAGGTGGGGAAGGATGGACACTAGCCAGTGTAAAGGCTGTTCCCATTGGCGGTCCATGTTTGGCACTCAGGGCAGGTGGATGTGCTGCCACCACGTCCAGGATGTGGGCCAATGCAAAGTAATGGTGGATGGTGTATGCCTGTCTAAATCCAGCAAGCGCAGAAAGAAGCACACAGAAAAGAAAGCGGGGTAGGAACATAATGAACATGATGAAAATTTGGGGAGTTCTCCTCACAGGGATTGGGTTTACAATACTCGCAAAATATATAGATCTCAGGCCATTCTTTGCGGAGCATCCAATGATATTTATCCCCATTCTCATGATAGGGGTATTGCTGATAGCACTGTCGGATGGCGATGATGATTGAAGATGATGGCACTCCATGCTGGAAGTTATCATATAGGTCAATGCTCCCTCATGGGCCGCCCAGGGCGTGAAGGAACAGCTGGCAATGTATTTGGAGCGGTTCGGGGATACGAAAGTGGTGGAGGTGAAGGAAAAGTGACTACTCAGGAAGCCAAGCTAAGCATTGTAAGAGAGCGCTATATTATCGTTAGGGACGGGGCAGAAGTGTTCTGCGGAATCGCCAAACACTACCAGTTTAAGCCGTTTGATAATATCGGAGATACGGCAGTGAAAACCTACCGAAGCGAAGCGCAAGCTATTTCGGCGTTTAACCGGTCGTGGCACGAAGAATACGATAGTGAAAGATACCAAGTGCGCAAAGTAGTCGAAAGCGTTATGGAGGTGTCTCCATGACCAACCAGGAAGCCATAAAAACCATCAAGATAGCCATTGCCGAAGTTGAATGGAATTATCCAATGGACTACGCCGTGGCATTTGAGATGGCGATTGAGGCGCTGAAAGCCAATCAGTGGGTGAGCGTGGAGGAGAGACTGCCAAAAGACGAAAAGCCCGTTTTGGCCTACTACGGATTTAACAAAAACGGAGAGAATTTTGGGCTTATGTTTATTGGAACCCTTACTTATTTTGTGTTTGATAAAAAACCGCACTGGCAGCACGAAAGCACAGGGCTTTTTGTTACCCACTGGATGCCTTTGCCTGAACCTCCAGCGCAGAAAGGAGACTGACCATGCTATCAGACCAAACCATCATCCTCCAAATTCTACTTAATCAACAGGCGATTATGGGATTTCTTGTTTCCGAGGGAGAGAACAACCCAGTAATCCGGGAGAACTCCATCGAGCTTATGAAAATGGCATACCTTGAATCTGATAGGATACTTCAAAATGCCTTTCCCCATTATTTGGGCGCAAAAAGTACTTGACAAGGGATATAAGAGATGAATGAAACAGAGGGGTGAGGAGATTGGAGAAATTTCCTTCTAGGCTGAGACGGCTGAGAGATCGAGACAGACTAAAACGCTATCAGCTGTCTGAGCTATGCGGCCTCAGCCCGGACATGGTGCGGAAGTACGAGCGGGGCGAAGCAAGTCCCGGTGTGGACGCTCTTACAGCCATAGCGGATTATTTCGAGGTATCCACTGACTTTCTTCTGGGTAGGACAGATTATCCAAACGTATTGGAGCCAAAAAAGAGACACCGCCTTTAAGTGGTGAAGCAGTCAAGGGAAAGTAGACACCGAAAAACACCATAGAGTTAGAAGCCCAGTTCGGTTCTATACTGAACTGGGCTCTTGTATCCCAGAGCGGCAGCGGGTCGCTCATAGTTGAAGTAATGAACATACTCGTCTAATAGTTTTGGGATGTCCCGCGCAGTTTCCAGGCCGAAATCTAAACACAGTTCTTCTTTTATCCAGCCGTTTAAGGCCTCTATGATTGCATTATCTGTTGGAGTTCCCACTCGCGACATAGAGCGAAGTATGTTATAATGTTCATGAGCCTGGCAGAAGGCTTGTGAGGAGTAGACGGAACCCTGGTCGGTGTGCAAGACTATCTGGGGTGTCTGCTCCTCGCTTTTCTTACCTGCAAGCGCCTTTAAACGCTCCAGGCAGTAGTAATACGGTTTTGTGCTGCCTTGGATTGGCGTTGCTTGGTGCGCGAGTATCTCATTATTGAACGTATCTACCAGAAGTGTCCATTCCCACTTTTTGCCGTTATTCTTGAATATAGTCATGTCAGATACAACGATCTGGAGCGGGTGATTCGCATTCCAGTTGCCCTTCACCCGATTAGGGAATCGCACACTTTCTTCTCCATTTTTTCTGTTGCGATATTTACGCGCTTTAGAACGTATCCCTACTTGTTTGCAGCATTTATGCGCTAAATTATGAGAAAACACCCATCCCGTAGATTGAAACACATCGCTTGCAAGCCTATGGTATCCGTGAGAAGGATGCTTTTTATGCTGCTCTGCCAGTAGTTTGGTCAGTAATTGTCTATCCCGCTCATAACGGTTTTGCCGTCCCTGGCGGCTTCGCCACTTGTAATAGCCGGATTTGTTTACGCCCATGAGCCGGCAGAGAAATACAATCGGGTATTTTACCCTAAGTTCTTCGATGATTCCGTATTCTTGCCGTATATGGTAACGTACTCCTTGTTTGCACCAACTCCTTTCACCCGATATCCTTTTTTTAATCTTGCATTCTCAATTTCTAACTTGGCGACCATTAATTGCAATCGTTCCAACTCAGAAAGATTCTTACTGGTGTGCAGCGCTGCAAATGGATTGCCGGGATGTCCTTTGGGAACAAATGCTGATTCTCCTTCCGCAATAAACTCCTTTACCCACCGACATATCATGCCGCGGTCTGCGTGATATTCTCTTTCCAGCGTTCGTACCGATGTGTTTTCATCTAAATGCTTATGAACGATTTCTGACTTCTGCTCCGGTGTCCATATACGTTTCTTTTGCCCTTTCTTCATCGCCGTCTCCTCCGGTTTCTTTTTTCAAAAAATTTTAAAGGTAGACATCATGGTGGTTTTCCATGTGTCTACCTTTATTTTACACCTTCACTTTAAGTGGACGGTGTTTCTCTTTCTTTGCGCAAGACATCCAGGATATATGCCTGGACGGACTTTCCAGCATCGGCGGCGGCTTGCCTGATTGCGGCACCTTCTTCCTTTGTAGGCCGTATCATGATGTTATCCCGACTCTTGTTATACTTCACATTGGCTTTAATTTGCGCTTGCGTTGACATTTATGCACACCTCCATGTCAGATATTGTATCAGATTTTGCGATACAAGTTAACTGGCAATATGTATAAAAGTTAACGTGTATATTTGTGAACTCTGCCACTTGCATTATTACACGTTAACTGGTATACTAAGACCATAGAGAAGAACAAAACACATACAGGAGGAACGGAAAATGGAAAACAAGTTACAGGCTTTTGAGGTTATCAAGTGGAACGGTGAAGAATATGAGTGCATGTGCTACGCAACCACCAAAGAGCAGTGGGAAAACTTCTATACCACCTTCCCGCACAAAAGACTGAGAAGAAACAGCTATTGCCCAGCAACCAATACTACCGTCTGGATTGTCGAGTAACTGAATCACCTGGCCTATCGGGTATACGGGGAGAGAGGAAATTGAGATGGTTGGATACAATTTCGTTCATAGCTATATTGGCTCAGATGGAAGGGAATACATGATGTTTCTTACACAACCGGAGCAGTTGAACGAGCACGGCCTGTTGAATGGACACGCTATCAACATTGATGTTGACCACAGAAAACAGAAAAGCGAGGTTTACGAATTTTGTTGGATAAGCGGTGCGCCGCACAAGTGGAATCTCATTCAAACGCTGAAAGATGAAGTCGTAACGGAAGATGAATTGGACAGCCTAGTAAAGCGGCTGGGAATCGAGATAAAATAAGAAAGGGAAGCAAGATGGACGGAACAAGGACATTAACCCTGACCAATGAGCAGTGGGCCAATTTGGGAACGTGGTTGCTGGTTACAAAAGAGTATGGCCTTTATGAGGTAGACAAGTGGCAGGAGATGGCGCAGGAAGTCAATGAGGATGGAACGCCAAAATTTCCACGAGCGAAAGGGAACGCCGAGTTTTACCAGGCGAAGCTGGAGCAGATGGAAGAGATTAGGAAGATAGTTGGGTGATGATCTGGCAATTCGAAGTATATCTTTGTAAGCTAAAAAAATTTTTAAAATTACTCATAAATGAGGAAAAATCAAGAAAAAGCGTGCGACAATGGGGGTATCACCAAGAGTATAGGTGACACCCCCATTTCTTTCTTCTTTTTCGCTCTCCCCAGTTACCTCCTGCTGGGGAGAATATGCCGCACGGCTGAACGCCACCCCACTATCAGGGGCGGAGGGTCGCGCCCTCCATGCGGAAATAAACCGATGCGTGAGCGGTTTTAAAAGGTACTTGCGCTTCATATGTGCTGTGGCGGAATAGGTAGACGCTAGTAGTTGGTTTAGAGAATGGTGCGTGTGTGGGTGTGCCGGAGAACCGGGAAAAATGATTTATGGATGGAGCGTAAAGGGCGATAGGAACCCCCACCAATTAATCGCACGGGACAAAATTGCAAATCCACGGATTCCCTCTTTGGAGGTTGCTCCCGCCGTGCGAAGCTCATGTTAGGTGCAAATCCTGACCAGCACATAATAAGCCGCAACTGTCCGCATGAGGGCGGAGCGGCTTGCTAAAGATTGTCCGACGTGGGCGGACCATAATACCCACGTTTATGGGTGAGTCCGGCACAGGATATACCGGAAGGGCGGGGATGGGGTAATTATGATTGAGAGGTGGTGAGCTTGTGGCTGGTAGGCCGCTTAAGTACAAAACGGCGGAAGAGCTGCAAGCCGCCATTGACCAGTATTTCAAGGATTGTGAAGGTAAACCGCTGACCGATGACGAAGGAACGGTCATGTTGGATAAACACGGTATGCCTGTGATTATTGGGCAACATCCGCCGACAATCACAGGATTGGCTCTTGCACTGGGATTTACCTCCAGAAAGGCCCTGTTAGATTATCAGGGACGGAAAGAATTTTGTAACACGATTACGCGAGCAAAGGCCAGAGTTGAAGAATACGCCGAGGGAAGATTGTTCGATAAAGATGGAGCCAATGGGGCGAAATTCAGCTTGCAATACAATTTCAAGTGGATTTCCGATGAACCACAAGAAAAGCAGGAAGAACAGCACAATGCACTGATTGAAGCCATTAAGAGCCTGAAATGAGATTTGATAAGCTTTCCCCAAAACAAAGGGAGATTTTCAAGTTCATATTCTCTGATGATTACGCTCTGATTTGCGATGGAGCAGTGAGAAGCGGTAAAACCACTGTCATGATTTCGGCTTTTATCATCTGGGCGATGGAAACATATGACCGCACCAATTTTGGGATATGCGGAAAGACCGTCCAGAGCGCCGAGAGAAACGTTTTAAAGCCCTTGCAGGAAAACGAGGATTTACCATACACGCTGGAATACAAAGTCAGTACACGTGTTCTTACTGTCAAATGTGGCAAGAAAACAAACTGGTTTTACCTGTTCGGCGGCAAAGATGAAAGTTCGTATATGCTCATTCAGGGAATTACTCTGGCTGGCGTATTCTTCGATGAAGTGGCCCTTATGCCACGTTCATTCGTTGAACAGGCGCTATCCCGTGCAATCAGTTTTGAAAAACCGAAATATTTCTTCAACTGCAACCCGGAAAGCCCAAACCATTATTTTTACAAAGAGTGGATAGAGGAACCGAAAGAGAACACCACACACATTCATTTCTTGCTGGAAGACAACCCGGTTTTGACAGAGCAAATGATTGAGCGGACAAAGGCCATGTATAGCGGCGTGTTCTATGACCGCTATATACGTGGGCTGTGGGTGATTGCCGAGGGCCTTATCTATCCGATGTTTGGTGATAACTGTATGACGGATGAAGAGCCAAAGAGCGGAGACTGGTATATTTCCTGTGACTATGGAACATTAAACCCGTTTTCTGCTGGATTGTGGCGCGTGGATGATAAACAGGCCGTCCGGGTGGGCGAGTATTACTACAACGGGCGAAGCGAGAACGCACAGAAGACGGACGAGGAATACTACACAGAGATTGAACGGCTTGCGGGTGAGCGAGAGATTGAAAGTGTTATCGTGGATCCGTCTGCGGCATCATTCATCGAGACAATCCGACGGCATGGACGCTTTACGGTGCGCAAGGCCAAAAACGACGTGGAAAACGGAATCATCACCACTGGGCGATACCTGAGAAATGGGAAAGTCAAGATTCATCGGCGGTGCAAGGACGCAATTCGGGAGTTCGGCTTGTATCGGTGGGACGAAAAAGCCGCCGAGGATAAGCCTGTCAAAGAGAATGACCATGCAATGGATGATATTCGCTATTTCTGTCAAACCGTACTGAGATATAGGCTTGTGGACGACGATAGGAAATACCTTCTGTAAGGGGTGAGAACCATTTACACCTACCAGGATTTTGAGGAATACAGAGACAAGGGAAAGCTGCCAGAGTTTGTTCGACTTGTGATTAATGCCCACAAGGGGACGATGGCATATAAAACCGCTCTTGACGCGGACGAGTACGACGCAGAGCGTAACGTGGGAATCAGGGACTTTACCCGGACGCTGTTCACAGCTCAGGGGCAACAAATGAAGGACGAAACGGTTTCCAACATGAAGCTGACAAGCAATCTGTTTGCACGGCTGAACACGCAGAGATGTACTTATAGCTTGGGGAATGGGCTGACCTTCCAGAAAGCCGGGATTGCGGATAAGCTTGGGGACCAGGCCGACAAGCGCATTTATACAGCTGGCTATTATGGCCTGATCCACGGTGAGTCGTTCCTGTATTGGGCCTATGACCATATTCACGTCTTCAAAATCACGGAGTTTGCACCCTTAACCGATGAGGAAACCAGTGACTTGGGGGCCGGGGTGAGATTTTATCAGATTGCCCCGCAAAAGCCGCTCTATGCTACGCTGTACACCCCTGACGGGTACATGGATTTTATCAGCGAAGACGGCAGCGTTGGCGATTTGGAGCCGGTTGACGGGCTGATAAACGCATACCGGATGACCGTGAATAGCACACCGGCAACCACCGGGGATGTGATGACGGCTCACAATTACAGTACCTTACCCATTGTGCCGCTGTGGGGGAGCAGACTGCACCAATCAACGTTGGTGGGTATGCGCTCCAAAATCGATGCTTATGATCTGGTACAGTCAGGTTTTGCCAATGATATGCAGGACTGCGCACAAATCTACTGGCTGATTGGCGGAGCTGGTGGCATGAACGACAGGGACCTGGCGAAGTTCCGGGAGCGTCTGTTATATCGTCACATTGCAAGCGTTCAGAACGCCGATGATGTTACAGTGACTCCCTATACGCAAGAAATCCCTTACAATGCCAGAGAAACCCTTCTGACCCGCATTAAAGCCCAAATTTATGAGGATTTCGGTGGATTGGATGTCCACACGGTAGCGGCGGGGGCGACCAATGACCATATTGAAGCTGCCTATCAACCAATGGACGAAAACGCAGACGATTTTGAATATCAAATCATCGAGGCTGTTAGAAAGCTGCTGGCATTGCAAGGCGTAAGCGCCGAGGACGCAACGCCGCAATTTAAGCGGAACAGGATTGCCAACGAAACAGAGCGCACCCAAATGGTTATGACGGCGGCGCAATACCTGGATGACGAAGCTGTTTTGAATCATCTGCCCTGGCTGACACCGGAAGAGGTTGACGAGATTTTGAAGCGGAAAGCGGCAGAGGATATGGAGCGGCTGACTGCTGGCGATGATGAAGAAAATCCTGACGAGGTAAACGAGGATGGAGAACGAGAAGTTAGTTGACAATTTGCTCGGTGACTATGAAATCGTTTTTTACGATGGTGATAAAGTCGCTTTGACGAATGTATTCATTTCCAGCCAAATTAAGTGTACGAGAACGACATTTTTTGATGCAAACGGAAGAACGGTTTTTGTAGCGCCTGATTCGTCCGTTAAATACATCAAGAGGATTGGTTATGGCGAAGCCTGATAAAGCCCACCAGCTTACAGACAAAGAACTTGCCAAGCTGGAAAAGCGTATTGCCAAAGTGTACAAGCAAGCCGCTGATGATATGCAAGGCAAAGTAATCGCCTATTTTGAATCCTTTGCAAAGCGGGATGAAGAAACAAAGGCGTTGATTGGCACTATCGTAAACGGCAAAGAGTACACAGAAAGCGATTACAAACAGTGGCGATTGGCTCAGATAGGCCGGGGTAAACGCTTTGAAGCTATGCGGGATAAGTTGGCGGAACGGTACACAAAGGCCAATGAAGTCGCTATTGCCTATGCCAATGACGATATGGCGAAAATTTACGCTTTGAATCATGCTTATACCATCCAGAACGTAGTCGGCAAGGCTGACGGAGCGTTAGACGGCATTGATTGGACGTTGTTTGACGAACAGACGGTGAAACGCCTGATTGTGGAACAGCCTGATATTATGCCGTATTACCCAAAAGCAAAAGCAGTTGCGAGGGGAATTGATTTGGCTTATGGCAAACGGCAAATTACCGCCAATGTGACCAGCGGCATTTTACAGGGCAACAGCGTGAACAAAATCGCTAAAGACCTGATGGACAGCGTAACCGATATGAACCGCAAAAGCGCCGTGAGAGCGGCACGGACGGCAATCACAGAAGCAGAAAACGCAGGACGGCAAGCGGCATCTGAACAGCTTGAAGAAAAGGGCGTGATACTCCAAAAAAGATGGGTAGCCGCTCATGACAGCCGAACC